CAGGTGTCGCAAAGCAGACAATCTCTAAAATCGAAAGAGGGGCGATGCTAAAGATTACCGAGCAGATCGCCAAGTACCTGACCGACTGATGGCCACCCTCAAAGGAGATCTTCGCAGGTGTCTAGAAAACCTGCCAAGCGGTTTATTGTCCCATCACGATATCCTGCTCCGCTTGTCCCTCGTGGTGACCAGGTACACAAAAGACCCTGCCGAGGCAGAAAGGGCATTACTCGCACTACTAGAAAAAGTATCCCACCGGCCGAACCAACCAGCCGAGCTACGCAACGCTATAAAAGGAGCATATCATCGACATAACAACCCCGACCTACCCAAGAACCCCATAAAGGTAGCACAACCTGACCCCGCCCTAAAAGAAAACAACTTAGGCCATGCCGGTTTGTTCGAGAAATATACCCTCCAGTCTGACCCCATTCCGATGAATGCCGGCGAGGCGGTGAGCAAACTCTTCGATCCATCCGAGTACATATTCATCCAGCGACAGGTGGCCGAGAAGGGTAGGCTATTACCCGTTACCGATTGGATCGCTCAACCCGATCTGTCTCAATACCAGTTCATCACCTATAACACTTTTCCCGCCGATGCTCCCAACCGGTCCGAGGCACAGGTGCTTGGACGGAAATACCTCCTCCACGAGACAGACGATCCATCCCTATCATTCGAGCAACAGTTAGGCTTAATCAAGCGACTTGAGAATGAGGCGGAACTTAAGATGATCGTAAACTCAGGAGGTAAATCTCTCCACGCCTGGTTCAAGTGGACTCCCGGTAACAAGAAGGCGTTCCTCGAGCTATCCCAAAAGCTCGGCGGAGATCCACGATTTAAATTAATGAATCAACTTTGCCGACTACCCTGGGGCACACGACGCAAAGAGGCCAACCTGCCAGCCGCCCAGCCGATCATCTATTGGAAGGATTAAATGATCCACCCGTTCTTCCTTAAAAAAATGATCGCACGACGGTTTATTAATCTAGGCGTTCCTGTAACGGATGCCTGCCACTTTGCCGATCAGATGGATGAGGAGAAATCAGTTCTCATCATCCGCGATCCCGATACCTTTAAACCCGACATTATCGTACTAATTAAAACCAAACATAAATAACAACATGGCATATAGAGAAGATTACCTAACACCCGAGACACTCGCTAAAGCAGATGAACTGGATATATACTTTTCCTCCCGAGGACCTGTAGACTATCCAGCCCCGTCATCCGATGCACCCCAAACCTACTCATTGGCAATCGATGACCCGCTCCCTCCACCCAAGTTTCTATCCCTTGAGCAGATGATGACCCATAATAACGATCCCATGCCCAAGCAGGTTATCGAAGGTGTCCTCCATAAAGGCTCTAAGATGATCATCTCAGGCTCATCCAAGGCAGGTAAAACCCTCTCCCTCTTACACCTCGGCCTAGCCGCCGCCAACGGCTCCACCTGGTTAGGCCATCGCACAGCAACCTCGAAAGTAATCTACCTCGACTTTGAACTTAAAAAACGCATTGCCGCTCGCCGGATAGCCGAAATGGTCAATGCGAACTCCCACTACGACCCAAAGAACCCAAACTTCCTATACTGCTCACTCCGTGGCCAGTCCCGTACCCTGGAAGACCTCGTTCACCACATAGAAGACCTTGAGAATCACCGACCCGACCTCGTAATCGTAGACCCATTCTATAAGCTCGCCACTGGGGCAGACGAAAATGATGCCGGTGCTATCTCCGAAGTGGTCAACCGAATGGAAAAGTTCTCCGAGCGTCTAGACTGCTCATTCGTCTATGCCCACCACTTCTCCAAAGGAAACAAGTCTGACACTGACCACATTGACCGGGCAAGCGGGTCAGGCGTGTTTGCCCGTGATCCCGATGCAATCCTTACCCTTACCCCTCACGAAGAAGAGGATCACCTGGTACTCGAGGCCACCCTCCGAGACTTTCCAACTCCCGACCCCCAGGTAGTAGAATTTTCATGGCCGAACTTTATCCATAAGCCCGACCTCGAACCCAAACTCCGAAAGCCAGGTCACACGAAGGAGTCCAAAAAGTTAAACGAGAAACTATCCACCGCCCTAATCGAAATATTAAAAACTAACTCAGTTGAGGGACACGAAAAGCTCCGACAAAAACTTGAGGAGAAAACAAAAGAGATAATAAAAGATAAGAAATTTGAAACGATTATGGGTATTTGTAAGAAAAATATTAGTGTACATATCACTAAAAATGGTTTCCCAAACATCTATTCCTATACCGAGTAATTATGCTGATTTTCCTTCTTAGAACCACCACCCCCCCCCCTTATATATAAAAAGGAGGGTGGTGGTAAAAACAGGCTATAGTAGTACCTACTTCCCTGGCAGGGTAAGCTATGGCCTCCAAAGTCGGCCATTAGCTATTGCTTCGCAATACCTACCGCTCACACCCGCCACCCCTTACCCTGACGGACGGGGTAAAGGGAAGTTAATACTACGATACAATAGCCTACAAGCTCGGAGGGTCGAAAGAATAAAAAGATTAAGGGTAGAGTGTACATCGGACAAAAAAGAATGACAGAAAAGAACCCTGCGCTCGTAGAAGGCTTTGATCGGGTGAATAGGAGTCAGAGGACTCGCTGATATGCCAAAAGGCTAAATAGGGTACTCTACGGGGCTTTAAGGGCTATTCTCGTAAATATATCTTCGTATGCAAAACAAAAGAGCTTTTGTCATAGCCAACCAACTGACATAGCTAACCTGGTAGCATTCTGACAATATATATTCTGACACAGCCAACCAGGTAGGCTGGCAATCTAAGGATTGCAGGTCAGGCGGTCAGGCGGATGTCTCTACATCCGTAACCTCAGCCTCAATTACTTTTTCGTTCTTAAGGTTAGCCAGCTCGGCTCGGATCTCATCAAGGGATAAAGATTTCTTTACCTCTATGGTTTGAGTCGGCTCACCTTCGTACTGGCGATGCTTGTCGATTAAGATGCCTGTGGCGATAGGAAGAACACCTGATGGGATTTCATCGTCCTGGAGCTTCGTTATGAGACTTTCAACAGCAAGATGAGTCGCAGTACCAATTAAGGCTCGTAAATGCTTCTTAGAGTCTTTGAGCGTCTCTTGTTCCCTAGACCGAACTATAGACACAGTATGAGGTGAAACCTTACAGGATTTACAGATTTGTTTGATCGTTGCCCCTTGAGCTAACATTTGAACGACCTGGGCATAATCCTTTGGCCTTTGATCGTAAAGCTGTTGACCAGTAAAGATAGCTGGGCAAACCTCCTCAGTCTTTAGATTGGCTGGAAGGTTCTCAGCATATCCAACTTTCCTTGGTCTTGTGGTAGGCATAAAATCAATCGGTGTAGTAATTTGAGAAAGTATTCTCAATAAGGATCATGGCAAGTACAATTAGACATAATCATTATATCACGAACCATATATTCTAAAAAACAATGTAAATTTATAACAAAAACAAGGTTTGTTTACATTTTTATGCTTTTTTTGACAAATCAGAGGGGGGGAGGGGGTCTGCCAGGCGGCCCCCCGATCACCGCCGACCGATTATAGCCCATAAAAAAATTCTGACAAATTGCCCAACCCGAGGTGACCTCTTATCGATAATAAGTTATCATTAAGATATGCCACTAGAATGGACACCGCATCCCGCCATCCCGCCTCTCAGTTCGGCAGAGATGCTGCGGATGACACCTGAGAGCATCCTCGCTTATTGGGAAAGGCGTGAGGAAGCGATCAAGCTGGAGAAGGATGACCCATATCGTCATGGGTTTGAACTGGATACATGGAAGTTGGCGGATGAGCAGTTAAAGAATCACTCGGAAATTCTCCTTATGGGGGGTAACAGGGCTGGCAAGAGTTTTTACGCGGCCAAGCGGGTAGTCAAATGCCTCGTAGAGAACCCAGGTACTATTATTTGGTGTCTTACTGAAACATCGGCCAATTCGATCCAATTTCAGCAGGCTTTGGTATACAATGCATTACCTAAAGAGTTAAAGACGCTAGGCAGGGGGAAGGTTGGATATGTGATGTACAGCCTTCGTAATGGGTTCACAGCGTCCAAATTTACACTCCCTAATGCCAGCCAATGTATATTTCGTAATTGGAGTCAGGACATTTCTACGATTGAGGGTGGTGAAATCGGCTGTCCGCGACCTCCGGTCAACGGGACATATAATATTGGATTTTGGGCAGATGAATTGATACCTATGCCCTGGGTTGAAACGCTAAGATTTAGATGCGTCACACGCTC